CTACCACCAGGAATCCTGATGGCATCATGGGAGGGGGTAAACCTTCCCTGGACTCTCAACAGAGTCCCTCTTCTCTTCCTAGGAAGAGAATTCGGCGGAAGCCCAAGACAAATGTGTCCTTGGGCCATGCCGATGTTCATTCCGGAGGTCTTAATCCCCCGGATGAGCAATTACCGGAGATGTGGATGAAGTTCGGTACTGTGGAAATGCCGTCAATTGACGGGTATTATCGCACACATGAGGGGCTTTCCCTTCATGGCCGGCTTAAACCACTGCTTGTGTACCCTGTGGAAGTTCTTGCACTTTGCAGGAAGTTCCGGTACACAGGTAATGAAATCGAAGGTTCTGGTAAGGCGATACTATTTGTATCGCCTCCCCGGAGAACCCCCGGGCTCTCAAATCACGAGTTCTACGCCCTATGGGCGGAGGATGTGCTTCGGTACGTAGCGAAAGCGCTACGCACAGATGCAAAAAATCCTCTTTTGCGACGCTATTTGCGTAACAAAGAAGTTCTCGAGTTTATGAGGGCTACGTGGGATGCCGTTCTTACTGGATACCAGCAAGAACGAGCATGGTACATCAAAAAGTACGGGTATTCACCTACCCTGAACAGCCGAAGGCTGCAGGGCGTGAATAGATTCCGTAACCAATTGGTGTACCACCCGCTAGAAGCGGCGAAGCGAGCTAAGGCACAAGCCCAAGCTTGCAGATCGTGGTACTTTGGTGGCTCTCGCCCCCAAGGTCGTCTTCTAGTGTTTGAGCAGAAGATACCTGCAATGATGGCTTCCTACATTGCAAGGGCTCTTCCGCCCGCCCCCAAAGACCCGTCAGGGTTGGAAGCACTGATGTCACGTTTGACATCAGTGCCCAAACCTGAGCCGAGCTATTGGAGGCCTTTCCTTAAGGAGTATGTCGAGCGTTGGGGTCCCAAATTGGGTCCCAAGGAACTTTACACCATGCCCTCCGCCAATGCTGCACTAGGTTATCCTAGGAGCAGGGGGGGGCACACGGCTGGAGTTCAGCACATTGTGCTGCTCGGCTATGCCCTTAAGAAGAAGCGCGCTGCCGTATTGATGCCGTCACTAAGTGACGACAACGACGGCTCCTACCTGGAGTTGCTCAGCGACGCCCTCCACCCCTCATCAATGAAGGGGGGTGGGGACGGCGCGGAGAACCTCTTCAGGGGACCCTGGGATGACCTAGAAAGGAAACTCCCAGGATGCGGCGCTTACCTCCAAGACTACCTGAGGATCGGGGTGGAATACATTATGGAATCCATAGTGTACGTCCCCATCCTTCCGATAGTCGCGGAGGAGAAGGGTTTGAAGACAAGGTTTCCAACCTGCAGTCTTACTGCAGTGAACCTTGTTCAACAAATCCTTAGGCGAGTCGCTGATCATGTTATGATCAGGGACCCGCGGTTCTCAGAGGCTCTTGGTGGAGACCTACGGGTTGACATGCGGGGGGAGGACGGTCCTTGGGAATCCCAGGACTGCACTGCCGCCACCGACTTGCACCCAGAGTGGCTCACCAGAGGATTTTACGAAGAGTTAGCGGAACGCTACTCTTGCCTTCTTCCTTACAAGCGTTGGTTTCCAAAGCTTTTTGGTCCGAAGAAAATCCTCTCCTCCAAGCCCGACGATTTGTTACCGTCGGCCTTGTTGGAAGAGTACTCGAGAGCTCCTCTCCTAGATGATGACCTTTTAAGGCCCTCTAGGTTGAGAAGAGGCCGGAATGGGCTGGGCCACGCCGACCACATCTTAGAGATGTGGTCGGATTGGCTATCCATGCTCAACGGCCTTCCTGGGACGATTACCTCCACGGGGCAGATGATGGGAGATCCCACATCTTTTCCCCCCTTGATGTTAGTCTCTCTGTGTTCCGCAGAGCAGACACTCAAGGTGTATCCCTACACCGCTAAAGAGCGGCGTAGGAGATACAGAGGGTTGAAACCGTCCGAGGCCAAGCTGAAGGGAGTCGGCGATGACGCCGTCCTTCCTAGATGGCACAGAGCTCGGCAACAGTTGTATTACAGCTGTTTAGAAGAGCTCTCCGCGATGTTATCGTGGAGTAAGTGCTTCAACCATCCCACGCGGGGCCTCATTGCCGAGGTCCCGCTTGAGAGCGGGTTTGAAGTACCTTTCTGGCCTACTTCAGTCTTGGTGGCACCTCCTGGAGGCTCCAAGGGTCATGTCACCTGGGTTTCCCAGGCGAGCGCCTTTGGAGGGGACGCTACGCGCCCCACCAGGAGTATACCCAAGTTCTTTTGGAAGCTATCCCCGTATTATTATACCTGGATGCTTGCCATTAGGCTTGGGCTGCCATTGGGTGCCCCTGAAGCTTATGGTGGAATAGGTCTTCCTATTGCACCTAAGCGTTCAAGCACCGACCATGTCAGGTGGCTTTCCTACCTTAGCCA